ACCTGTGTAACTGTGTATTGTCGTCATTTGTCCACTTAGTATTGTAAAGTTCTCATCTAAAACTTTTACCAAGGGTGCTAAACAATTTGTTGTGCAACTTGCATTACTAATGATTTGATCATTAATTTCTATTGATTTATGATTAACTCCATATACTACAGTTCTATCTACATTCTTAGCAGGCGAGCTTATTACAACTTTATCAGCACCACCTGTTATATGATGTTCACAAGCATGACCATCTCTAAATGCACCTGTGCATTCAAATACTACATCAACATCATACCATTTAATCAGTCTAATGTCTCTTTCTTCTGACCATATAATAGGTTCATGTATAGGACCTGTATAACGACCATGTACACTATCATATTTCAGCAAGTGCATGTTTGTACCCGTACCACCACTAGCATTTATTTGTACAAGTTCCATATCATTGCGTTCGCTCATAATATGTCTTGCAAGGCATCTCCCTATTCTGCCAAATCCATTAATACCTACTTTTATCATACAAACAATCTCCATAATGCTATAGTATTCATAACAAAAAACCATGCAGTCAATACAAGTGTCCAACTGCTCATTCTATAATATGCACCAATTATACCTGTTACAGTGCCAATCCAATAAAAAGGCACAAATATATCGGGTCTTGGTGCAAGAATAGTATAGGTCAAAATAGCACTTCCAATCATTACGGATATTGCACTAATCATTTCAAAATAAAATGCAGTCTTACTTGTTTTATAGCTGTCTATCCAAAACTGTTTTACTGATGTAATCACTTAATCTAAACCCATATTACTGCGGTACTCGTCTTTTAAATCCTGACTTGGGTCATAACCACCACCTGTACCGTCTACTCCAAAGTTACAACTTGCCACAAATAATAATCCTGCAATTACCAAATAACTAAAATACTTACAAAACTTTAAAAACATTGCATATGCTTCAGTCGCTTGTTGTTGTGCTTCTTTTTTAACATTATCATTCATTTACTATATCTCTTCCATGTTTCGTGTAGTACATAAAACCAAACACCATTGATCAAAGGTTCTACTATTGCATCTATTGTAGCAAGTTCGAGACTTGCTCCAGTAATAATCATCACACATGCTATAGCTATCAGCATGTGTCCTATTGTATAAATGATAGCTAGTGTTACACTACTACCACCTAACATCCATTTAATAAATCTATCTTTGGTTGTCATCTCTTAATGCCTTTTTTTCTAAGCTGAGTTTTTCTTTCATACTCATTACATAAGCGGCACCAGCTAGTAAAACAATAGCACCTGCTTCGGCAACCAGTACCCAAGGATCAGCATCTTTGCTGTGTAGTATTATCAATCTACACAATGCTGTCATTGCAATAATAATAGGAAGTGTAACAGGTATTCTGTTGCTTATGTAGTAAGCACCTACCATACCTACAATCTCAGTATAAATGAACAACAAAAATAAGTCAGCTAAAGCAATGTCTCTGGCTAGCCACAAATCCCACACTTCACAAAGTGCGGCTACAACAGTAAGAATGCCAATTCCACCAAGCATAATTTTTTCAGTAATTGTTGTTGTCCAATGTAAATGTTTGTTCAATTTATCTTGTTCCATCGATTATCCTTTTCGTTCGCCAAGGAGTAAAATTAACTGTGCCTAAACTTATGTGATCCGCACCAGCATCTATATATCTTTGAGCACTGAACTTGTCAGTGACACCACCTCCAGCTATAACTTCAACATGCGGATAGTTTGCTTTTAAAAAGGAAATAATCCCCATGGTATAAGGCGCCACAATTTTGCCAGACAGCCCACCTTTTTCTGTTGGTAATGTATTACTTGCATGTATTTGAGTATAGCCTAATTTTATTATTCTGTCAAGCTGTTTATGTGTAATATTTGGAGGTACTTTAACAATACACCATTTGCGTTTATCTTTTGCAAATAATTTTGTAAGATTTGGATGTTGATCTACATTAGGACAACTTATGTTTAGTTCAACACTCATAGTTTTGGGGACTATTTGATAAAGTATTTTCCAGTCATTTGGTTCTAAACTTGCAATGCTCATGACACTGTGCCATGCAGTATTTTCTATGCCTACAAATATACCAGGATTACGAAGACCTAATTTATTACGCCATGTCCATCCAGCTTCAGTACGCACATACCTAAGTGTTTGAATTATTTGTTTGAATCTGCCAGGACGTGGTTTTAGTGTAAATGTTCCTGTTACACATGTAGCATTTTTTGCAAACGTAGAATGTTGTAAAAAATTTCCAAAAGGTGCACTAATAAAATAGGTCATTGTTCCTCAAAAAACAGCATATTTTGTTGACTAGGACACATTGCAGATATAATAGCAAACAATGGATCTGGTTTATTTTTTTCGTCAATACCCATTAGATCAACATACAAAGACTGAACATTGTATGCATCTGTTTCTAGTGCTTGCTTGCATTCAATTGTTTCATAGGTGCCACTAAATTTTTGTAAAAAATGTACTAGTTCATGCACCAGCACTACTTCTTGATATCTATCTTCACTCATGTATCTAGTTGGTGTCTCTCGTATATAAATTGTGTTTGTGTCATCATTGTAATAACCAGCAATGTCACACTCGTCCACATTATCAATTTCTTGCATATAAGCACCTTCACATACATCTTTTGCATTTACTAATACAATTTCAGGAAGAGGATATCCTTTATTCTCATATTCAGTCACGTCATATATAAAAGACAACATGTTGGGCATTATTGCAGTAAGATAATCAACTCTTTCATTTGCTATTGCAGACGAAGTGAAAATTATTTGTAATATTAATAATAGTCTTATCATGTTTAATCCTTTACTTAATACCTGCTAAGGTTATTCTATCATATAAGTTTAATTTTAGTGTGTTTGAATATAAAATTTGTTGCATGGGATATTTAATTTTCATATCATCAATATCTGTTACACAATTAATATGATCATCAATTTTATCAAAATTATTACTTTGGATTAATACTCTACTTCCGTTTGGTATTCTATTATACCATTCGTTACTCATATGTTCGCAACTTAAATTTATAAAAGTTTCATAATCATTTAATCTATCAAATAAATTAATATCACATGTATAATGTTGATGTTGATTTCTGTAGTCAAAATTTAATTGATTGCTTATGCTAGATAGACGCACATCTTTTTCAATTTCTGTGATATGGATTTTTTGATGTGAATACTTTGTTAATAGATAGTTTGTAAACATACCAAACCAACTTGCTACATAAAGTATATTTTTATTTTCACAATGTATTGAATTATAGGCTTTTATTGCTTGATCTTTGCTAGCAACTTGATTTCCATGACAAGCATCTCTAACCTCTTCTAAGTCAACAAGACGTTGAATATCTTCTCTATAGAGGATATCCATAAAGCTAGGAATAATATTTTCATACTTCATCTTGTAATTTTATTTGACCTTTATGTCCGCACTTTGGACAATACCAATTTCCTCTATCAATTCTAAATTTTTTTTGCATTACTGCATATGTAAAATAAAATTTACAACTACTACAAGTGATATGAAAAATATATTCCAAATGAGCCGTAAAACTCATATTGTAGTAACCTCAACTATTTCACTGTTAGGAAAAACTTTCTGCACCCTGTCTTTAGCATTCATTTTGCCTGTGGCGTGTAGCCAGGCTGTACCATGTCCATTGTCAATTTGAATTTCAAAATTATCTTCAGGTCCTTTGTGCATTTTTAAAACTTTACCAGTGGGCAAATTAAATAGGACTTTGTATTCTATGTCTGTGGGAAAATCAATAACATTTGTCATCTTGTTGCATATTCCAAAACACTTCTATCACCAGTCCATATTCCCATTATGTCTTTGGGATCAAGTGCATAGAGTTTTTTACCTTCTGGATGATCTACATCAAACCCTCTGCTCCATCGACCATGTGGAACTGCAACTAGGTCACCTTTTTTGATATCATCAGTAACAACATTATCGTTGCCTACACTGTGAACTTCAAAAAATCTTGTTTTGATTCCGGTGTTTGCTCCGTCATCATCTAGTGTAATAATACCACCTTTTGTTCTTCCTTCACCTGGAGGATTAACAAAAAATGCTAGTACACTATGTTTAACTGCTCGTACGTTTTTCATACTATACTCCTTCTATTACTTGTTCAAGTGTTTGTAGTACTTGTTCACTGGTATCTTTTAATGGATACTCAGTGAGTATTGCTTTTTTAATTGTGTTTCTAGTAAACTCTAAATCAAATCGTTCACCAGAGTCTGGATTCATTCCTGTATTGACCAGGAATACATTGCTTTCATGTTGTTCAATATTCTTCATCAATAGATCACTATACTCACTTACTGCACGTGGCATAAATGGTGATCCATAACAAGGACTTAATGTGCGTTTTATTTCTGTGACACCTGCTTCAGTACCAGGCATTGTACTGGTATAACCAGTTTCAAAAAATCTACGTACTGTATCTCCACTAATCCTACTAATAGCAGGAAAAACACCTTCTGCATCCATAGTTAGAAAAAATATATTTTGTGCATGATCAAAGTTACCACGTTTGTGATATGCGTTTGAAACACAACTAATTGGATAACTCAGTCTAGCATTTGCTTCACCTGGATTTTCTTCTACAAGTGTTTGTCTATCCTTAGCCCGTTCTACTGCTTGAAATATTGTTGGGTGTGTAATTGCAGACAACCCATCACTTTTAGCATAACAACCTGTTTCAATCATACGTATACCCATGTTGGTCCATGCTACTTCATCATCACTAATCAACTTGTATTCAGGATCACTACTCAGTGTTGTTTTACCAGTGCCACTCAATCCAAACATAAGATTGGTTGTGCCTCTGTATGTAAATGCTCCGCAGTGCATGGGCAGTATATCAAACTTGGGCAGTTCAAAACTTACAATACCAAACACACCTTTTTTGATTTCACCTAAGAAAGTAGTGCCAGCTATAAGCATTATTTTTCTATCCAAATGTATATAGATTAACGGATCCATGTCAATGCTGGTGTTGTGATATATAGTCCAATCACCTACTTGGTCTTCAGCAGTGACTTTGAACATGTTCCAAACAAACTGTTTGTGTCGTTGATCATTGGTGTGTAATGTAAAATTGGTTCCTACTGTTTCAAAGTTCATAGGTTCCAAATAGTTTGGTTGAATAAGTAATCTATCGTAAAAGTCGTTAAAGTCTGCTTCAACTCCTATCTTGTTAAACTTAGGTCTACTTAAATCTAGTTGTTTAGTTTGTTCACCAAAAAAGTATTTGTTCTCAGGTGACCTACCTGTTGGATGTGTAGTGATGCTTATATTGGGCATTATTCCTCGTCTACTTTGAGTTCTACTGTTTCAATGCTTCCATCATCGTATTCGATTTCCACATATTTGGTTCCGTCTTTTCTCGTTCTAGTAATTTTGCTGATTGCTTCAGGCTCTTGAGTAAATTGTTCTTCTAAGTTTGGTATTTCAGGTTCTTGTGGCGGTGGAGTTGATGCTGGTTTATCAGTTTGTTTTTCAGCAGTTTGTTTTTTAGGAGCGTCTTTTGGCTTTTCTTCAATTATTGGTTTTGTATCACTAATTGGTTGTTGTTGTGGAGGAACTGTATTATTATGATGTGCTACTGCAATGTCTTCTGCACTTACTTTTACACTACCATCAGAATTCAATCTATCTCCTCTAGCATTCATTGCCACATTACTTACTGCTCTAGTTTTTTCGTGTTTGCTTGCCATTGCTGACATATCAATCATTACGCCTCTGGCTGTTCTTACACCTCTACTCATCTTAGGAATTCCTTATAGTCTAAATTATATTTAACACTGTCAATTCTATGTATGCCAATTAGATACAATATATAGCTGGAAACACTTGACCCTCTGCCAACTCCCCACAAAATATTGTGCCTTTTTAGTTCTTTTACCATATATACTAGAAATTTTAACATTGGTATCATTCCACGCTTTTTAAATTCATCAAATTCAGCAATACATCTGTCAATGTTTTCTTTTGGACATAAGTTTAAAATATAATCTTTAACATCTAATTGTTTATATTCTTCTGGCATGTGCCAATTATCAACATCTTCGTATGTGTACTTATCACTTGAATCTGCTGGTGTTTCATAATCAATTTGATCATTGAATTTAAATAATGTACAAAAATGATTGTAACTATCTATTTTTTCAGTGTCTTTGGTAATAATATATCTAGCACTTTTACCTTGTAGAAGTCCTTCAACAAGATCATTCTCATCTACAATCATTTCGTTAAGTTCAGTCATTTTCATTTTTCTTTAATCTAAAAATTGTATCACAATATCCACATACTGCTTCACCATCTTCTGGTATAGTGTAATAGACTTTTGGATGATCCATGTGTTCTCCCATACACCAAACTCTGTTTGTATCACTGTAAACTATCCGTTCTTCAAAACCCTTAGGACGTTCTCCGTGTTGACTATCTATTATTCCCATTTATTACTTCTACTGTTAGCCAATATTTAACACATCATTGTCTGGATTTGGATCTTCACCATTTTCTATTTTCTTTTCACGTTCTTTATCTAAAACTTCTAATTGACCTTTTGCTTTAATCTCTATGCTAATTTGATCTAACATGTTTTGTATTTGAGCGGCAGGTCCTTGCATACCCATATTGCTTGCTTGTACAAGTTTCTGCCTTAATTCAATTTGTTTTTCAACTAATTGTTCTAGATTTAGATTTTCTACATTTAAAAACATAATATCATTATTTTAACAGAAGTTTTAGTATAAGTCAACAACAACTTTGAATTTTATAGTCCGTTAGGAACTATTATATAATGTATGGAAAGCACAACGCCTACTGACGCACCCAATCCTATCATCATTTTTATAAAGTCTTTGGTAATCAAAGGAAATACTGTTTTAAACTTTTCCTTGCCTGTGACTGTTGCCATAGCAAGTTCACGTCCACATAGTAGTCCTACGAATACCCAAGTTGTTGACATTGGTATATCGTTTAGTTCTTTGAAGAAGAACAGTATTACAAAATACACACAGTCAATGATTGTTGCTGATCTAACATATCTAGTGTTGTGTTTTTCCAATACAATTTGTTGTATTTTACCACCGCCTTCACGGAACATATATCCCATGCCCACGATAAACAATACACTGATTAGCACCATTAGATCCCAAGGTATTTCTCTTGGTAAAAACACAGCAATGTTTGCCATGTCATGCGATAACCAAGTGAACCATAAGAAGCCTGTTGTAAACCATTGTGCAATACGCCACCATCTTTTGTGATGTTCAGCAACTGGTTTTGCTTCGTTTAGTATTTTGCTAACCACAATCCAAATTACGTATGCCGCAACCGCCGCCACTGCATATCCCATCATTGATTTGACCAGCATTTTTTCCAATACAAATGTACTTGCAAATGCACTCAGCACTAGAAAACTAGTGCTAACTGGCACACCTATTCTTGTTAATATTAATAGTAGTGCAGGTGCCATTGCATGGTACCATTGTATTTCTTGGAATGGTATTTTATTCAAACGTCCGTAACTGATGTCACCTCCGTTTGTGTACCAACCATACCACAAAGTATAAAGGAGAACTGCTGACGCGGCTCCCCATAAAACTTTCCAATTAAATTTTTCATTATTTGATGCGATCCATGTACCTAGTGTTTGTACTGAATCATTTGCTATAACTGCATAGCCAGCAAATAAAAAACCGACCAGCATCCATAACGTTAATGCGTCCATAAATTTCTCCTTGTGCTTGACGTCTTTACCACGTCGCTCGCATGTTGAGTTGTTGTTGACTCACGTGTATTTACGCCTGTACCGCTAAAAGCAGTACAGTAGCAAATAAAGTTACAATAAATGTTGCTATGATAGGATTCATTCTCTGTTACCCAATAGCATTAACAACATTTGAAATAGGTTAATAAAATTAAGATACAAGCTGATTGCAAACTTGATACCATATCTTTCATCTCTGGTTTGTATAAAAATTAGTTTTGCAGTTTGTGTATCATAGGCAGTCAATCCTGTGAAAATTAGTACACCAATAATACTAATTGCAAACATCAATGCACTGCTAGCCATAAAAATGTTTACAATGCTAGCAATAATAATACCAATCAAACCAATAAACAAGAAACTTCCCCATGAGGTCAAATCTCTATTGGTTGTGTATCCATACAAACTAGCACCAGCAAATGTAGCACTGGTTATAAAAAATACTTGCGTTATACTCATTGCTGTGTACACTGCAAAAATGGTACTCAAACTAAGTCCCATTAGTGTGACAAATGCATAATAAAACAACGTAAGTTTTTTAAGGTCCCAGTTCTGTCCTGCAAAACTGTACCAAAAAATCATTCCTAGTGGAGCAAACATTGCAACATACATTAGTCCGCCCATTGCATATAGTAGTCCACTACTGTATGTTAACCATGCAACTGCACCACTGACAGCTAATCCGCTGGCAGTATGATTGTACATTGTTAACATTAATTGTCTTAGGCCTTCATCAATTTCTCTATTGCTAGTGCCTAAAACTGCTCTCTCAAGTTGATTCATCTCTTCTCCTTTTTGCTATTGCAGTATAATATCCTGCAACAAAACTTGCACCAATGACACCTACCATGAGCATGCCGTGCCAAAGATAAAATTCTATCATTAAATAAGTTTCCATATCTACTCCATCATCATTTTTCTGTGTGGCTGAACAGGTTTGTTTTCTGTTTCACTTGTAAACTCTTGCCACTTGTCTTTTAACAAATCTATTGACATGTCAATAAACATTAAAAATAGTGTCGCCACCGGTGCATACAATGTGAAAAATAGGCCTCCAATGCCTAAAACCATGTATGCAAGGTATCTTTTGTTGTAGTTTGGCATTGTTCTAAAATCAAACAGCCAAGCAATAAAATATAATACTTTCAATTATAAATCTCCTTCTTTTCTATTCTCACTATAATGCACATCAAACTCTCCTCCAGGATAACGTGCTTTTAGTTTTTCAACATTCATTTCTATAATTTTATTTGGATCATAGTTAATACATTCACATGCTTGTATCCAATACCACATGATATCTCCAAGTTCTCTAGCCATATGATACTTAGTATCTTGATCCATTGTCTTGCCTTGAAACAAACATTTTTTAATGATTTCATTTAACTCACCAGTTTCACTAGCCAGTCCAATTGCCGCTGTTAGCATCTTAGGTACGTGAACAACCTGCCTTAGTTTGTCCATTCTTGCTTCTAGTGCTTGACTGTTTTTGCTTTCGTCGCTGGTTACACCTTCTACAAATTCAGCGTATTTGTTTAAATCAATTTTCATTTTATACCTCTATATCTAAGAATCTACCTTGTTGTGCTAGTGCATATTCAAGTTGTTTTTGTCTATTATAAGTTACTAATCTTTCTAACTGCTTATAATACATTTCTAACATTAGTTCTGTCAAGACAATTTTTTTGTTTTGATGTTCTAACATTTTTTGTTTGTTCACATAATGTTCATATTGTAATTTTACGGGATCAACTGCAAAATTTTTTATTTTTGATACTTCATTCATACATCTTCTCTGGTGTTGTCTTGATATACTTGTCTAAAGAAGTTTTCACTCCAAAATGCTTTGTCATCTATCCAAACATCATAATGTTCTTTTTTACCAACACTTAGTTCTGTATATTTGGCTCCCCAACTTTCCAATTGGTTTTTGGTTAGTTCATAGTAATCAACACCACTTACTGCACCTCTGGCTGTCATGTATTTAATTTCATGTCCGTCATCATAAAGTTTGTTTACAATAGCAATACGATCCATCATAGGTTCATGTATTGCATAATCTTTTTTACCATTTGGTAGAAGAACTTCTTTACAAATGGTTCCATCTATATCTATAACATATCTCATTTAAATAAACTACTTACACTTTCTTCATTTGTGATTCTTCGCATAGCTTCTCCGAAAAGCTCTGCAACTGTTACTTGTCTTATTTTTTTACTGTCACCCTCGATAGGAATACTGTCACTTACAACTAATTCATCTAACACACTTTTATCAATTTTTTTGTGGGCACCATTGCTCAATACGCCGTGTGTAATATATGCCCTAACACTTAATGCACCTGCTTTCATTATTGCTTCGGCGGCATTACAAAGTGTACCTCCGCTGTCTACAATATCATCTACTAGTATTGCATGTTTGTCTTTAACTTCACCAATCAAGTTCATTACTTCTGCTACTCCTGCTTTCGGTCGACGTTTGTCAACAATAGCAACATCACCAAAAAACATTTCTGCAAACTTTCTTGCACGAACAACTCCACCTGCATCGGGCGATACAAACACTGTGCCTTCTGTACAATTGACTGTACGTTTAATATCTTTGGCAAAAACCACCCTGCTGGTAAGATCATCCACAGGTATATCAAAAAATCCTTGTATCTGACCAGCATGAAGATCCATTGTTAGTATTCTATCTGCACCTGCCTGTGTCAACAAATCTGCTACTAGCTTTGCAGTAATAGGGGTACGACTTGCACTTTTTCTATCCTGTCTTGCATATCCATAGTATGGCATTACTGCTGATATTCTTTTTGCACTGCTACGTTTAGCAGTGTCAATCATAATAAGCATTTCCATTAAACTTTCGTTTACTGGCATGCAAGTGCTATTCACTAAAAAAACATCCTTGCCTCGGATGTTTTCTTTAATTTCTACTAGTATTTCACCGTCACTGAATCGTGTAACATCTGTGGGTACCAATTCTGTAAAACAGTGTTCGGCAACCTTTTGAGCAAATACCGGATTGCTTCCTCCACTAATGATTTTCATCATAAGACCTCTTTCTTAAACTGCAAATGATTCGCCACAGCCACATTGTGCTTTGGCATTTGGATTTTTGACAACTAGATAGTTGCCGCCAAGTTCTCTTACGTAATCTACTGTACAACCAAACACAAACATTTCTGCCATCGGGTCAAGTTCTAAAATATTTTCTATTACTTTTCCCTCTGGCTCGTCTGTAAAGTCCCAATCGTACTTGAACCCACTACAGCCACCTCCTGATACAGCTAATCTAACATACTTTTTATTATGTTGTTCTATCATCTCACTGAGATAACTTTTAGCTGATTCTGTAACTGTAAGTGGTATCTTCACTATACTTTTCCTTGCTCTTGTAATTTTATTCTATTATCTAAATGTGCTTGGTTAATGTCATCTTTGCTTTGACCATGATAAGCTACTGCCATATGTTCTTCAATCATCTGTTGGTTTACATTAGTGCCTTCTGCCCATACCCAACCTAATATTCTACCAAATTTACCTTTTTCGTTGTCTACTTGTGTTGTAATAATTATATCCTCTGTAGCCAGTTTTTCTGTCAAATACTCTTTAGCGAGTAATCCAAATTTCTTTTCTGTTAAATCTCTTGTCCTACTCTCAGGTGTGTCTATACCCATCATTCTAACTCTTGCTTCCAACAACACATCAAATCCTAAATCTAATATACAATCAAATGTGTCACCGTCAATTATCTTTTTAATACTTTTCACCCTATAGCTATAGGGACTAGGTTTGTTTGCCATAATACTCTCCTGTACTGAGTATTTATTAGCAATCCCCGTCAGTTGCCAAGCATTAAATGTCATAGGCTCTCTTTAATTTCCATTACAGTTTTTACTGGATCTACACTTTCAGTAATAGTTCTTCCTATCACTAGGTAGTCAGCACCTAGTTCAACTGCTTGTTTAGGTGTAACTGTTCTTACTTGTCCTTTATTAGCACCAATACCCGGACATACTCTAAGCATTTGAGGAGCCAATGGTCTTACTGTTTCTATGTCTTTTGCACTGCATACAAGTCCAGCAAATCCATATGGTCTTATCCTATCTATATTCTCTCGCCACATTACTTTGTTACCACCCGGTAACCATTGCATTATTTCTAGTAAGTCACTGCCCCTCCAACTTGTAAGATAAGTCACCCCTAGCATTTTTACTTTGTCTTTGTACTCTTGTAATTCTTCAAACACCGCACGATTATTGAGTGTACATACCGTAGTCATTGTTGCACCTTTGTCAACAATACGTTGCATCACTTGCTTTACAGTATTTGGAGTGTCCCAAAGTTTACAGTCAATGAATAGTTCATCAGCTATTGTTTTTAACAAACTTGTATGCTCCCACATTAGATGATTTACTTTGAATCCATCTACTTGATTCTTTAACTTTGTTGCAATCTCTATGTTTGCTTCTGGGCTTTCATTATCTAATGCTACAATTATTTTTGTCATTTTATTCCTCTGGTCCTGGGTTTTCACTAAATTTATCTTTTTTATCTTCACTATATCCCATATCCGGATTGACATCATCTGCTCCAGGCATAGGATCAAGTTTTTGTGTAATATTGGGCCAGATTTTACTATACTTGGTGTTAATATCTAACCAGTATTGTAGCTCATCATTCATTTCAGTATCAGGTACAATAGCGCCTGCAGGACATTCAGGCTCACATACACCACAGTCAATACATTCATCAGGATGGATTACAATAGTATTTTCACCTATATAAAAACAGTCTACAGGACAAACCTCTACACAATCTGTATATCGACAATTGATACACTTCTGATTGACTATATATGTCATTGTGCTTCAATTATTAACTTTATCATTTTATCTTTAGTAAATCTTCTATCTAAATCAATGCCTATTTGTTCTTGTGCAAACTCTACTAATTCATTTTTTGTCAATGTAGCTAACCCTTCTTTGGTATCCAATTGTGGTTCTAAAGCAGTAACGTCAGGTTTAATTACAAGTGTACTAGTAGGTATTGCATCTTTAAATTTATCTACCATAATCTGTTCTTTCACCTGATCCGTTTTTTGCTAACAATTTTAAAGTTAACATATCTTCTTTATTTTTAAACCAACATTCGTAACCATTGCGATATTGATCATATCTAAAGCCACCAAATGTTTCACCAAATAGTTCTTGTAGTAATTTATTAAATCCCTTAGGCTTTGAATACCTACTTCCTTTAATGAATAGTGTACAATAAAATTTATCGTCTTGTGTCCAATTTGCACACCACTCTAAATCATTTGTTGTGATAGATGGCACTATTTGCTCCATGTTCTGCACATTCACAACTAACAACAAAACATCTGTTATCAGTCATATCCTTTACTAACTTATCAGCAAACTTACATGCATGTTCAGCAAACTTTTCTACACCAACACCATTGAGTACAGTAAGTTCACACAACCCAACTGATGCAATTTTTTCAAAATGTTTCATCATTGGATCATCTTCATCTAGTATAACTTTGTGGTCAAAGTTATCTTCTAACCATGCTTTAAGTGGCTTTAATCCACCAAAATCTACAACCCAATTGCGTTCATCTAAATGTTCGCAACCAAATGTAAATTTAAACTGTAGTGCATAACCATGTAGGTATTTGCAATGACTGTGTGCTTTAGGCTGTCTAAAACAAGCACTAAGACCTATATTGTGTCCATATGTTTTTGTACTTTCATATTTAGGCATATATCCTCCTATCATTTGTATTCATATTAGCATAAATTTTAGAATATGCAACCTGAATTGCTTTGGCTTGGTAATAGCTATCTTTTAATGCATTGTGTAAATCTTGTTGCATATCTTTTCTCGGGTCTCTGTTTAATAAACTAATAAGTGTTCTTCCATCTCTTACTTGCCAAAAGTTCCAAGGGATTGGTATAGCCATTTGACGATAAAGGTCTTCGACCATTGTTACATCAAAACCATATCCATGACCCCATAATACATCAACACCAACCATCCACTTGGTCAAGTGGTTGAGAAAGTGCACCAGCCCGACTCTATCTTCTTCTCCAAAGGCTTCTTCCCTTATGTGGGGGTCTTGTTTGGCCCACCAATCCAATGTATCTTGGTTTACAGTTCTACCAAGACGATCCTGTTCATCTACATCTAATTTAAAATAAAAATCACTGTGAGGTTCTTTGTCACTGTAAGGATCAAACTTTACACCACCAATTGTAGTGACTGTGGCTTGCGGACACGTATCAAACGTTTCCAAATCTATCATTGCGTGTACTGTCATGACAACTCTTTTAAAACTTGTGCTATTTTATCAATTAACCATTTTTCTTCAGCACTTGGTACCCAACTTTCTTCAGGTATAAGTGTGTCAAATGTTTCCCACATTGCATCTTGTTCGTTCATTAGTTACGCCTCATCTGTGCAATGTCTTTAGCATCTTCTCTATCAAATACAGGAACCATATTGCTCTTGTGCATTGTAGCTACTCCCAATAATCGTCTTTCTCCTGAGTAAACCAATCTTTCTTTTGGTCCTGTGCTTCCTCCAGGAATAACATCACTAGTAGGGATAGAATTACCACTAGAGCGATAATCAGGGACAGATAAAATAGAAACGTTAGCATTCTTCTTTTTACTTTCAGCTATCTGCTCAGGATGAGCATTCATTTTACGTAGCCACTTATCATGTTTCGCTTCAGCTTCTAACATTTTTTTAGTCTTGTTTTTAGCTTTACGTTTCTTGTAACTGGTCGTAGTCATATACGGACCAACCAAGTGCATACTCATAATACTTACCTCTTTTTTTAGTTTAATATTTGATATCTAACACGAAAACGTTTAGTCTGACCTATATAGGCATTTTGACCAACTGCTTTGTTTACAGTGTATGTTACATGATTACCATTTATATTATATGTTAAACGATACTGATTAGCAACCTGTGATTGTTCATCATGATACTCAGTTCTACAACGTTGTTCTGTTCTATGTCCGATAATTTGTTGACTTGTGCCGCCTTTTTTCTTTTCAGCACTAGTCATTGCTCCAGCCAAAGCACCAAAAGCCGCACCATTATCTTGTCCTGTAAGTGCTTTTCCTAATATACCACCTATAATAGCACCTGCTAGTACATCTCCTCCACTAGCACCACTATTATTATTCTGTACTGTTCCATATACAGGTACTTCTACATTCCTACAAACTTGTCGTGGTTTTGCAATAGTAATATTTGTATATATAGGTTGTTTGCTTATTAGATTACCTGTTGTAACATAGCTTTCAGCCATTGCATAGTTACAGCCGCCTATTACTCCAATAATACCAGTTACTAATACTACTTGTAAAGTTTCTTTAAAGAATCGCATGTCTCATTTCTCCTATTCCACACTTTAAAAAATTCTTCTCGGGTCAATATTTCATCTCCCCAATGTACTCTCTCATCACAATTATCTTGATATTCAATTCTAAATATGTTAAGTGTTTGTGCTTCTTCGTACGTCATTTGCATGTACCTATACTGTATTTAACAATAATATAACATTATTTAAAGTAAGTCAACCTTTAATCGTCTCTTTGACCTACACCATAATCAATGGTTACAGGAAATCTAGGAACACCATCATTGCTCAATTCAAAGTATCTACAAGTTGCCCAATCTATATTTGGATTTTCTAATAGTTCCTTTAACTTGGCTTGCGATCCTCTAATACCACTACTAAATGTTGTACCATTGGGCATCTTAAGAGTAAGTCTTTTAGCATATCCTGCCCAATTACCTTGTCCCTCATGTACTTCAACTACTTGATATTCTTCAGTAATAAACTCTTTTCTCTTCAACAAGTTTTTGCTTCTCTTATTTTCATAAGCAGTATCTTGTCTAATCATTTGACCTTCATAACCAGCTTGTGTGTATTCACCGTAGTGTGTATCTATATCATCTGCATCATGACATATATCTGTTTGTACAAGCCTTACTTTTTTACCTGCTTCATATTCACTGTCACCAACTGGCAAGTTTTCAAGTAACCACTGCATTCTTTCACTGAATGTAAGTTCTGGATTTGCACTATCAAACATATCATACACATGATATTCAACAAGCTCTGCACTTTCTGCCAATTCATCAGCACCTAAGTTTACAGTTTTTCTAACTAAACTTGTTATCTTTTGAAAGTTATCTTTTAGTTCATGATTGTAAAGTTCACCATCTAGTGTAACTGTTGGGTGGTTTGCAATAAACTCTTCAAGTTCTTGTGCTATGTGAGGTACTGCAACAATCTCTTTGTTGCTTCTACTGTACAAGCCTCTAGTGTTCACAACCATTCTAATACCATCTAGTTTAGGTTGTGTATAACCACTTGTTACAGGAGTTTTTGTAAAATCATGTGCTAGCATTGGCTTGAATGCAACATAGCTATCAATAGCATTTACATCTTCAAAATAATCTTTTTCTACGTTCTTTTTCCATTCAGCTTCTGCTTCAAACTCTGCTTGTGTTTTAGCAGTAGTGGCATTGCTTCTGCCAACGTTTTTAGCTTCTGTCAAGTTCCATTCTGAGGTCACTTTTTGACCATCTACTAAGCCTGAAATAGTTCTAATACCCGCTTCATTATCATTGTTAAAGCCAACTTCCATAGTCCAAACACGGACTTTGCCTTTGCTATCTCTTTTGTATAACGGGTTTAAACTAACGATATTTTGCATAAATGCTCCTGTTTTTTAATTATATATACAGTATAGCACCAAGATGTCTTATTGTCAACCTTTTTGTATCCAAAAAAATAGGCCCTTCAGGGGCCTATTTTTGATTATAGTGTTTGCTATTATGCAAACATTTTTGCTCTTGAACCGTTTACATCACGAGCAGTAATGCTATATCGTGTTGCACCAGTAGTAGCAATATCAGTCTTAACATTAAGTCCAGCTGATTTCATTTCGCTCATTCTAGCAGGAAGTTGCTGAATGCCAAACCTTGCTTTTGCGTCTTTCGCAGTCAAAGTTTTACCAGTACCTCTTAGATAATTTTCTAAGAAAGTTTTTTGGTTAGTTTTAATTGTTGTAAAAGCCATATGTGCCTCCATTAAAGTTGTGCTTAGAGTTTATCCCTAAGCAATAAAATGATTATACATGACTTTAATTGCTTGTCAACCTTTTTTTAATGCAAGTCTGGATCTCTGCCAAAACCTTTTCTGACCTGAGGTTTGTGTGCGACTTCTATGTGTAGACCTTCTACTCCATTGCTTGAATGATAGTCAATAACAGACCATGCGTGGTCTTCATTTGGAAGATCGCCTTCTAGAACCTGGCCTTCTTTATCTACTACATAAAATGAGTATGTCTTTCCGGGCCATGGTTTATGTTGTTCGATTGGTATTCTCATTATATTCTCCCTATCCAATGTGTTACATCATCGCATGGGTCATCGCATGAGTTATCCCAATCTTCTTCTGGATCTTCCATGGTCAGTTATTTACCGATAAATATTGGCATATATATACATATATTAAAGTCAAACTCAAAAAAGGAGAAAGACATGGCACAATCAGACGATAAAGGTAAATTAGAAATTGGTGTAAGAATTCTTGGTAATGAACTTGTTGCACTTAAAATGGAAGTAGATGATTTCAAAATGAAATGGTTAGTGTATGGTGTAATCACCATAGTAGCACTTGCCTGGGCAGGTGGTACTTATGGACCACCGTTAATAGATATGTTTGGAGGTTGATATGGGTAAAAAAAGAACTAGAGCAAAACAAGTATCTAAGGGTGAAATTGGCAGACCAATGAGAAGCAGAAAACGCCATTGGGAAGAAGGATACCATTCTGATCGAATTAGAAATCAATTGAATGCATTTCTTAAAGGTAAACGAGTAATGCTTACTGTAGAAAATCCAAATAAAAATGAAACTAATAAACCTTTTATTAGAGTTCCTGCACACGAAGTATGGAGAGGCGGTAAACGTTGACATTATACTTTTACTTGTTATTAGTAAAACATGCAGTTGCAGACTTATGGTTACAAAGTAGATTTAATAATAAACCTAAATATGGTGAAAAAGAACAGTTATTGAAACCTAAATTATGGTTGCACAGTTTGGATCATGCTGTTCTTACTGCTATTATAACTTTAATTTTTGCAGGATTGTATTGGGCATTGATTATTGCTGTATTAGATTTTGTGTTGCATAGTATAATTGATTATGTAAAACGAATCTATACACTACGAACTAACTTGAATACCAAACAAAATAAATTTTGGAAAGTACAATCCTTAGATCAAATAGCTCATTTTAGTTGTTATTTTTTATATGTCATTATGATAATATAATTTTTCCGCCCATACCACTGTGAGATGCACAGTAATAATAGAGTATTGATGCAACATTCGTTTTTGCGAAAAGATTATGATAACCACTGCCGGATGTTACCTGAAATGTATATTCACTGCCACCGCCGTGTGTGCCATCAGGAGTAGTACTCAATTTAAACGGATGGCTACCAACACTACCATCTGACGTGTTAAATCTGTAATTGGTAGCATTATCTCTTATAATTGTGAGTGTAGGTGTTTCTAAACCGTTGATAAAATATTTGTTGCCACCGCTAGTGCTTGCAACTGTAACACGATATCCAATCCCACTAAATCCACCACTTTCATCTGAATAAGTTAATCCAGTATGATCAAATAAGCCTGGATTCGCACCACCGCCATAAAGATTATTCTTTTTGTTTGCAAGCCAAGTTACATATGCAGTCTTAGCCGCAGTTCTATCAGCTTTTGGATAAATCCTCGATATGCCATTGGCATCATGTGGATTAACTGGTCTTGCTGGTTGATGTCCTGTTAGTGTTCCCATACAACTATTTATTCTTCTTCTTAGCTAATGCTTTTTCTATTGCATCATCTAGTTCACGGTCTTGTTTTGCTAATTCTTCTTGAATAGGGTCAGCTTTAGGTTGCATTTTAGCTCTCAATTCACTCATTTCTCTTTGTCTTTGTCTAGCTTCTTGTTGTATTTTTCCTCCATTACCAGAGTTGTCTTGCGATATCTCTGATCTTTCTCCCATGCCTGTTTGCTTGTCATTACTTTGTTCCGGCCATAAGTTGAACGGGGTTTTATTGTGTGACCCTTGAACGGGAAAAAGTCGTTCCTGTGTATTTTTCGCTTCTCTGATCCGCATTCGAAGATCACGTATTCGCTGTTCCAGTTGATCTATCTCACTCCAATCAGTTTTAGGTGATTTAAGCATTTCTTTAATACATGCTATCATACTAGTATTTATTTGCTCTTCTTATACCTAGTGCTTTTTTTGCTGGATATAAATCAATGCTAACAGCATTATTTTGGTTACCACCTAATATACGATAATATTCTTTATTATTTTTAATTTCTGTACCTACATAAAAACCTACGTGACCTGCCCAATCGCTTTTGCCTCTAGGAAATACAACTATATCACCAGGATATGGTGTGTTTACAGAATATCCCCAATCTAAAAAACTTCTAGCTAAAAGTGATTGACTACCTTGAATATTACTTTCTTCTAATACTGCATTAACAAAAGCCGCACACCATTCATATCTACGCGGATCTACACCTACATATTCTTTAATAACAGTTCTGTGTTGATACTCATTTAGTCCATATTTGTCTACGGCAGTATAGACATGTTGGGGAGGATTTTCTATATGCTTTCCATCTACCAATATAGTAGGTCCACACGATGATAATAAGATAGCAATGAAAACGAAAACAATTTGCATTTATTCTCTCACTCAAGACAACACCTGCACAAAATGCAGGTGTTGTACTATAACTACTTATGCCTTCTTGTCTCGTTTTCGCTTAGATTCTTGTTTTACTTTTTGTGTTGTAATTTAGAACCAGCAACAATTTCCCCATTTTTAAGTACTCTTAGTAGTTTTAAATTGATCATACCTTCAATAGCACTTTCAATTCCATTACGTCTTCCTTGCGTATAACCTAACCATGTGCAAAATAAACAAATCGCTACGGCTATGTATCCTTCGTAACCTACAAACATTGCTGACTCCTATTTTGTTGTATACTTACTAATATAGTATACTTATGACCAAAAGTCAATGGTTTAGAACTTAAAAGATGCTCCTACTGTAATATCACCTCTTTCAGCTTCATCGATATCCCAATGTGTTTTACCATAAAGTTCGATGTTTTCACCAAGTCCACTGTAGTTAAGTTCTAAGTTTATATTTGGTCTGCTACCGTCGTCAAGTATGTCAAATGCTACAAGACTGTCTGTTGCGGTACTATCATACATAGGAATCTTAGTTCCTATGTCAACTGCCCAATCAGCTACAATTCCGATGGTCATTTCTGGCTCATATACAATTGATGTCTTTTCTGCATCAACCATGTACTCAGCAGTGATTTCGTTTTCCCAACTCCAATCCATTGCTGTGGCTGATGTTGTCATTGCACCAATAAGTGCGGTAGTGGCTATTAAATTTTTCATATATGTTCTCCTTATATTTCGCCAAAAAAAAATGACAAAACCTGATTGATTCTGTCAAGTATATTTACCTAATAAATTTTGTTTTTTAGGTTAGGTGTTATGTCATTATTACTTTAGTGGTTTTTGTGCAACTATTCTGTTGCCAGGTCAGTTGCCAACCCCGGAAGACTTAATTAAGCCGCCATTGCCATTTCTGGCGCATAATTGTCATTTGCAATTATAGTTGTGTTCGCGTTAACCGAGCTTACATCCGGACAACTCCACTTGCCTAATAACTACCTGTCGATCCTAGTTCGGCCCCATCATAATAACACGGAAACAACAATTTCAATAAGCCATATAGTTAATAATAATTCCAACTTAAATCCATGTTATTATGGTGGAGCCGCCGGGTACCGCCCCCGGGTCCAGTATAGTGTTGAACTTGCTTCAACGTTGCATTTTATTTATACAGTATTTTTTGATATTGTCAACTAAAAATTTAAATAATCTTTAACTCTAGCATTTGCACTCATTTCTATTCCACGTTCCCACTGATTATTAGGAGCTATGTTCCACATTAATGCTTGAGTAAATGGGCAATTGGTCCATAAACTTTTACCCATTGTTCTACTACCTAGAAGTTCACTTTCTAATTGTCCAGCACCCCAACTGCAATGTCCTACTACTATTCTCCAATACTGAGGAAAATTATTATTATTAAACATATCAATTAGTTGTTTATCTCTGGTAACACAAAAATTATCATTTAATTCTGTACTTAGTTGAATACTAAGGTCATTGCTGTGCATGATAAAAACTTGATTTATATCTACCGGACCTCCGTAATATATAGGAGCATTAATTACTAGGTTCATACTTTTTCTAAGTTTAAGTCCAACTCTTTGATCTAGTTCCTTGTTTAATATCCATCCGTGAGCCCCGTCACCATCATGCTGATCTACATATACAATACTTTTTTTAAAATTACTGTCTCCTAGTGTAGGTAAACTAACCAGTATTTGTTTTTCCATATTCATTTTTGTTTTTTTCCAAAATCAATATCTAGATCCACTTCACTGTGTGATATTGAACGTGCTAACGATTTAATGTCGTCTATTAAAAAGTTAACTGTTGAAATATCATATTCTCCTGATTTTTTATATCGTTCTCTATGAAGTTGTATTGCCTTTTCATGTAGCACTGCACATCTACGATAATATTCTTCTATACTATGACTCATAATTGTTATCCGGTTACTAGTTATTCACATTGTACACGTATTTAACTAGTTTGTCAATAAATACTTTTACGGAGAGTATTATGGATGCAGATATTATGAGTGCCTCTGGTGTGGGCTTAGAAATCACCAACTTATTAATGCCTTTTGTAAGTGCATTAATGTTACTAGTAATCACACTATGGTTCAAAGACTTTGCTACTAAGATTGCAAAAGGTATGGCTTTCAAAATGAATAAAAGTTTCAATGAAGGCGATACTGTAATATTAGACGGACAAGATGCACTTATTGTAAAGATAGGATTAAGTGAAACTGTATTTGGTGTATACAGTGACAAAGGCTATACTTGGCGTTATGTTCCAAATGAACGTATTCCTATGTTGAAACTAGAAAAAGTTATTAACAAAGATCTCCACTTAGATACTGATGAAGAGAAAGCTGAAAAACTACAATCATTGATTGACAGAAATCAGGATTCTAAAATTACTGCTAACAAGGACGCTATTGAGGAGATCAAAAATGGAAAACGTAAAAAAAGAGTTTAGTTATCGAACAGCAGAACATTTTGCAGAACTTAGTAATCTAGCATATCAAGAAGAAAAAAAATTTAAAAAAACTGCCTCTGCTATGGGATATAAGAATATCAAATATTTTAATGTTGATGGTGCCCAAGCATATGGTATGTCAAAAGATGATTACATTGTGTTGGCGTTTAGGGGTACGGAACCCACACAGTTTAACGATATCAAAGCAGACTTAAATGCACTACATGTACGCAATGAACTTGGCAAAGGTCGAGTACACAAAGGATTCAAAAGTGAAGTTGATGATATATGGGAACAAGTAGAAGCATGGGTAGCCAAACGTAAATTTTCACAAGCATATACTTGTGGACACAGTTTAGGTGGTGCTATGAGTACTATAGCTTGTAGTAGATTACCTGAAGGTACAGTTTGCTACAACTACGG